GACGTACAGGGCTTCAACGGCTGCCACATTCGCCTTGATGAACAGGCGGGGCGGGTAACCGGTAACTTGCGCGAGCTTCATCTCCTCGCGCACCTCGATGCCCCGATGGAGGACGGCGGACCCCGGCTGCATTTCGGAGCCCGTGAAGGAGGCGGCGCCTTCGGCGGAACTAACCTGCGCCATGGTCAGGCTCCTCCGTGCGGCGTGGGCGTGGGCCGGCACGTCAGCTACGACCACCGCGGCTCCAGAGTAGTACAGGGTCGCAGTGAGGGTGTTGTCCTTAGCAACAATAAAGGACAATTGCAGAGGCCAAGAGGCGCGCCCCGACACTCGGCCATCCAAGCGGCGAACGGCGGAGGGGTGGTCATAAAGCGTCGTGTTTAAGAAGGCGGAGGTCCCGGTAATCACCATGGGGAAGGTGGAGCGAATGCGCACGGTGTCGCGAGCGAACAACTGTTCGTCGCCGAAGATACTCGTCAGGGGCCCGACGGAAGAGGAAATAGCTGCCAGGACCGGGGAGTCAGTGTTCTCAATTTTTGCCATGTTTACAGGATGGCACCAACGTGTGTCAGTGGATATACCTTAAGCCGAGGTTACTCGACCCACCTAGTCTCTAGTTCTCTCAGCACACCCCCTCAATTTGCAAGCGGAGGCGGCACATCATGCGCCGGACAGATCACGGGCCTGTCAGACCAAATAAATGGCCTTTCCCACGGCGGAGACGTCAGCCCGATAGCCCGAACAAACGGGCGACAGCAACGGGCATCATTTGCTAGGCGTTGCCCCACACTGAGTCTGAAGGTAAAAAACGATTGGAACGACTCAGGGGGACTAACCCACCAGCAGTGGCCCTGCTGGTGTGCGGTGTGCACGAGTAAACGCACATGGTTTTTGGGCCGTGCAATCCGTTTTGACGAAACGGGCACCTTCCGCAAGTTGGGTATAAAGCGAGTTGTCTGCCACGACAACGGGTGGGGAAAGAACGTGGTGTCATCAAGTTATGGCCGGTAGCGACTTTGGCCGGAAATCAAACGAATCAAGGAACGAGGAGGCCAGGTTGAGAACCTAGAACCGGAAACGCGGTCAGGTCAAGGTCTAACCCATACAAATCCACCGCACGGCGAACCACATCTACCACTGCAGAATGCTCCGGCGCGGAAGAGTGCGCGCTGTTAAACGTAAAGTGAGTGGCCTGCTGGACCGAGCGCCAAAAATCCGGATCACGGCGACCGTCCTCCATGGCCATCACGGCCCGGTGAAGGAGGACACGTGGGGAGAGGACAAGGCGGGGGCCGCCGAACATGAACCCACAGAACTCCACGAGGCGCCCGTACTCGATCTTAGGCAAAAAGGACAGGGCGGCCCCCGGGGGGACGCGCCGGGCGTAACGGCCATTCAAAAGCATGTCGTCCCCCGAAAAGCTGGAGGCCTGGAGCGGGTTGAGCTTGAAGGTAAGTGAAGTCACCGCCATGTTGCCAATTGTGTTACACAGCCAAGTGAACCTATCGCCAGAAGCCTGCATGGCCCCCATGGGGCCCATAAACGAACGGCGAGAGTGGCGGGCTTCGACGAAGGCGTCGCACACGGACTCGGGGACACCGAAGCTAGCGAAGACACGACGGTAAAGAAGAGAGAAGGACTCATCCACTCCGGTGTCCCATCCAGTCATATCACAAGCGGTGCTGGTCCGGCTCTGGTCCCAATGCTTGGCGTACCACGTCTCCATCTGCGTGTGATTGGAGCGATTGTGCAAGTACACCGAGGGGAGCTTCCGACGCATGAGCTGGCACTCAACGTACAGGGCCCACACGCTCCACTTGAACATGTTGGCATGCGCTATGTCGGTGACGATCTGGCCCTTGCCAGCCGACGCGTGGGCCTTGGGCAGTTTCTTAACCCGCTGCGACTTAAGGAACAGACGAACGAAATTTGGGTCCCAATCAACGGGAGCCTGCTCAAAAGAATGAACCAGGGTGGCTATGGTCCGGGAGGAGACCCAGGAGGTCACGGACCGGTCAATACACTGTTCAAACAGGCCTTCATCAAAGACCGCAGCTCTTTGCGGAACGAGCCTCGTAAAGGCCCTGAACAGCATCTTCGACGTGCGGGTGTGGCGAGGGAGCACCTGCGCCTCCTTGGGGACGATCCGCTCGCGGAGCGACAACTCCACGGTAGGCCTATCCTTCGCAGAATGAGTGAGGCCTAACGGGCTGCCGTCAGGGCGGGCCTGGTTGGTAAGCCCAGCCCCAGCGACAAACTGTTCACGAGCCCAATGGTCCCGAAGGGGGTGTTCGAAGCTACCTGGGTCAACTGGTGGCAAGGCGGCAGGGATCTCAGGCACAACTTCCGGCAACTTGACTCGGGTGACAACCGAGTCGCCTGACAAAGGAGTGTAGTAGCGCAAATTGGTCGCATTCAAGCGGTCGAGCCGGTGAGTGTGTGGCGCGGGCTCGACGTCGCGGGCTCGCCAGCCATAGTTGTAATGCGGACCACCGTAGATGCTACCCTCCAGCCGCCGTGTCATATGCACGAAGGTGGGGCAGTGCACGGTCGTGCCAGTGGGGGACCCAGCGACAGTGGGGTACTCCGCGGCCAGCCCGATAGACTGGGCGGTGGTCGGGCCAAGGGCATTGGCCAAATGGGCGTGGAGAGCCCGTGCGACCAGCCGATCGGGGTCGTTGGCAAGCGAAATGACCGAAGAGGCTGAACGCGCACTGACCGCGAGCATCGCGCTCAAAATGAGCGAACAGCCGTACGACTCCGTGACCATGGCACCGCGCGTGGTGGGCTGGGCGGGATATACCAAGAAAACGCTGCCCTCG